CTTAAAGCACCAGCAACTACTCCTATGTATGGTATACTCCTTAAAGCATCTGTAGCATTTTTAGCGGCATCTAATAAACTAACATTTCCATAAGATGCGTTATTTGTAAAACTCATACCATCTGGCATATATAAACCAATAGTAGCGGCCAATCTAGTTTTCCTTGGTTTCAAAGAAAGATTTGTATTTTCTGTTACTTGTGTATATGCTTCTTTACCTGCATCAACCGCACCAGAAACTACATTTTTAACAGCAGCTGTTGTTGTTTTTACTCCAGATAATGGATTTTGTGCTGTTGTTGCCGGTGCACCAGCAATATCATTTTGTGCAGCACCAACACCATTTTTCAATAAATCAGATACTTTTCCAGTATCGTATTGTGTAGGTTCAATTTCATTAATTACAAATTGAATCCAATGACCTCTTGTGGCTGAACTTAAATCTCTAGGATAAGAGTAAGTTTCTATGTTTGATCCTCCACCAAAAAGTTTAGCTAGAGGACCTTTGAGTAGGTTTCCCGGTATTGATACACCACCAATTGATGAGGGAATTGATATGATTGCCATTTATTTTTCCATAAAAAGGTATACATAGTATTTATGGCATATTCAGGAACATTTAAACCATCAAACCCACAAAAATACGTTGGGGACTATAAAAACATCATATATCGCTCAAGCTGGGAAGCGAGGTTAATGTCATGGCTTGACAAAAATCCAAATATTGTGTCTTGGTCATCAGAGGAAGTTGTCATACCCTACATTTCTCCAGTTGATGGAAGAAGGCACAGATACTTTCCAGATTTCGTGGTTAAAGTCAGAGATAGAAATGGCACACTAAAAACTATGATGCTAGAAGTGAAACCAAAGAAACAAACCAAAGAACCAGAACAACAAAGACGAGTTACCAAAAGATACATCACTGAAGTTACCACGTGGGGTGTTAATCAAGCAAAATGGAAAGCAGCAACTGAATTCTGTTTGGACCGTGGTTGGGAATTCAAACTGATAACTGAGGACCACCTAGGCTTGTAACTAAATAAGGCATGGCTACAAAACCCTCTATACTTACTACACTCGCTGAACAAAAATCTGCTGCTGAATTGCAGACGATGAGTCGTGAATCTCTGCAATGGGTCACCAGAAAAGTTGCAGAACTCCGTAACCCTGGTCGTTTGGCAATACCAATTACTAAAGAAAAAACCAGATTTACACCACCATCAAGCCGTCAAAAGTTTCTGATGGGTGGTCTTTATTTCTTTATGTACGATCCAAAAGGCAAAGATGATTTACCTTATTATGATAGATTTCCATTGGTTATGCCACTCAAAAGAGAATCTGATGGTTTTCTAGGTCTGAATCTACATTATCTACCAATCAAGTATAGAATAAATTTTATGCGTAAATTGATGCCACTGGCCATCTTTAATGATGAGGATGAGATTAAACGTATTCGTATCACATATGCTATATTAGATGCGTCTAAGAAATTTAAAGAATTCAGACCATGTATTAAAAAATATTTGTATTCTCATGTTAAATCCAGAATACTCACAGTTGAACCTAATGAATGGGATATTGCTTTGTATTTACCAGTTCAACAATTCAAAAAGGCTCCAGCTAGTAAAGTTTGGAGAGAATCCGTAGAAGAAATAAGGAATTCATAAAATGGCAGGTTCAATCAATGACTTTAAATCAAGTTTTAAGAATGATTTGGCTAGACCAAATCGTTTTGACGTTGATATTCCTATACCACTAACACTATTACCTTATCTTAAAACTGCCAATAATCTGAGATATCGTTGTGAAAATGCCAATTTACCTGGTCGTACATTGGCTACAATGGAACAAAAAACATATGGTCCTGTTGAAAAGTTTCCATATAAGACATACTACAACGATATTGATTTAACTTTTATTGTTGATGGTGATATGTCACAAAAAGTCTTTTTTGATGCATGGTTGAACTTTATCAATCCAAATTACAACTATAATTTCAGGTACAAAGGTGATTATGTTACCACAATTACCGTTAATCAATATAATTCGCAAGGTGAATTATCTTATTCTGTTGATTTGATTGACGCTTATCCAGTTTCAATGAATCAGGTGGATTTGGATTGGAGTGCTGACGGATACGTTAAATTAAATGTAACTTTTGCTTATACTGAATGGAAAAACAATTCTCTACAAGCACTTGGTATGGAACTTGTCGATGCTGGTTTGGCATCTATTTCAAGTATGATTGGTGGTTTAGGTGGTAGCGGTGCTGGCGCACTCGGTTCAGCAATTAACAGTTTACCTGATGCAGTACAGAATGTTGATTTTAATAATTTATTTGAGTGATAAATACAACCCGTTGTAAATGAATGTGAGGAAAATATGTTACCAAAACTTGATGTGCCAACTTATGAAGTTGAACTGCCGCTTTCAAAAAAGAAAGTAAAATTTAGACCGTTCCTTGTCAAAGAACAGAAGAACCTGTTGATGGCAATGGAATCAAAAGAATCCAGCACAATACACGAGTGTATTAAAGATATTCTTTATAATTGCACTTTGACAGAAGGCATTGATGTTGAAAAATTGCCTATCATTGATATTGAATATTACTTTATTCACCTTCGTGCTAAGTCTGTAGGTGAGGTTGTTGAAAGTCGTTACCGTTGCAACAATGAAGTTGACGGAAAAACTTGTAATAATATCATGGAAAAAGAAGTTAATCTTTTAGATATTAAAGTACAAACTAACGAAAATAATCCTGAGATTCAATTAAGTGATAAAATTGTAATCAAAATGAAGTATCCAGAATTTGGTGTTGTTAAAGATTCGTTTAAATATGAAAATTTAAATGATATCACTTTTAACATGATTGCTGAAAGTATTGAATACATTTACGATGGTGAACAATTTTACTATGACCATGAAGCACAACCAGGTGAAATGTTAGAGTTTGTAGAATCAATGAACCAGCAACAGTTTAGTAAAGTTGAAGAATTTTTTAATAATCTACCACAGTTAAAAGAAACTATTGAGATTGATTGTAGCAAGTGTGGTTTTCACCACACTATTGATGTCGAAGGACTTGAAAGTTTTTTCGGCTAACATTTCGTCATGACAATTTGCAGAATTACTATAAGACTAACTTTTCTTTGATGCAACACCATAAGTATAGTCTAACTGAACTTGAAAATATGCTACCTTGGGAACGTGATATCTACATCACGCTCCTCATTCAATATGTTGAAGAAGAAAATGCTCGCATAAAAGAAAGACAAAAGAAAAGGTAAATGAAATCTAAAATTTCTTCCTCGGTGAAAGATAAACTTTCAACGGGTTCTTCTTCTGAAAAAACGGTCTCTCCAGAAACCAAAGCAAAAGTTTCTGGTATGAAAAAATCTCTAGCGCCTGAAAGCCTTGGCACTTCTCAATTCTCCAGTGAATCGGTACAAATCTTAGGTAAAATTTATGACCTTATGGTCAAAATGCGTGCTAATGAATTAAAGCGCAGAGAACTTGCTAATAATTTAAAAGAAGAAACACAAGAAGAAGAAGAAAATAAAACAAAAAAATTGGTTGAAGCAATACGAGGACCAAAAAAGAAAAAAGAAAAGCCAAAACCAAAAAAGAAACCTAAAAAAGGTTTAGACGGCAATATACTTGAAGCTGGTGCGGGCGCCATGGTATTGGGTATGGCTGTATCGGGTAAAAACAAAGAAGAAGCGGCTGCCAAAAAAGCAGCTGAACCAGCTCCAGTTCCATCTGTAAAAGAAGGACCACATCCTGAGATTAAAGAACCAACTAGAGTTGAAGCACAAAAGCAAGTACAACCACCACCTACAGTAAAACTAGAAAAAAAAGAAGCAGTAGCTGAAAGCAAACCTGTCAAAGTAACATCTGAACAAGGTAAAAATGCCATGATAAAAGCCATGGATGATGCCAAAATTACTGATGTTACACAACGAGCTGCCATTATGGCTCAAGTTGCTCATGAATCGGGAGGTTTTTCGATATTGAGTGAAAATCTTAATTACAAAGCTCCTACACTATTAAAATTATTTCCTAAAAAATTTAGTTCACCAGAAGATGCACAAAGAGTGGCAGCTGGAGGTCCTGAGTCTGTGGCAGAACGAATTTATGGTGGTAGAATGGGTAATGCGCCTGAAGGTTCTGGTGAAGGTTTTAAATTTAGAGGTCGAGGTTTTATTCAATTAACAGGTAAACAAAATTAT